ATCCTTGGATGTCATCATGGCAGAGAGTCCTATGGCTAACTTGCTACAAGACCTGCCGTTTGATGTAGGGGAGCAACTGCAATGAGAGAAGGCCCTAATGCAACCCTCTTAGTCTCTGACTTTACACTTACTCCTAACACTTGGACAAAACTATTAGATGATAACGTAGATAGGACACACTTAACAATCCTTAACAACACTAATACAGACAATGTTGAGATAGGTATGGGTACAAATACTACACCACCTACAACATTCTTTAAGGTTACTGGTGCTGCTACAGGTACTGTGGTGGGTGATAAACATATCTACAAGTTTGGTTTTAATCAGAACATAGGCGATGTAGAGGAAACAGTATGGGAGTCTAGTACTTTATATACTTACCCTACATCTGCTGTAGCCATGACAGTGACTAGTGCTGCTGGTGCTGCTGACAATGGTGTACAGGTTGTGGTACAGGGCTTAGACGCTAACTATGATGAACAGTCTGAGACAGTTACCCTAGCTGGTGCTGGTACTGTTGTTACAACAGGTACTTTTATTAGGGTATACAGAGCTTTTATAGAAGGCTCACAGGCTCCTACTGGTACTATATCTATCTCTAATGGTGGTACTGACTACGCATACATTAACGGAGACTTCCAAACACTTATGGCTGTGTGGACAGTACCTGCTGGTTATACAGCGTTCTTAAAACAAACAGACGTTACCGTACATACAGAACAGACTAACAAGTTTGGTACAGTTCGTATCGTAGCTAGACCTTTTGGTGGTGTGTTTAGAACACAGGATGCTTTTACTGCTGCTGATGGTTACGTAAGTAGAACATACTCAACACCTGTAATTTTTCCTGAGAAGACTGACATTGAAGTCAGGGCTATTGCTAGTGGATCAAATGCTGCACTATCGGTGTCAGCTATCCTAGAGATTGAGTATGCTACTGGTGGTACTGTTGGTATTGATAATACGAATGGTTTTACTTTTCCTGTTGCTCCTATTAACGCAGTGTGGGCTAGAACTAAGAAAGATGTAACACATAATCTACAGATATTACACGATGACTAATGTACCAGAGCAACTCAAAGACTTCAGGAACTTTACATACCTTGTATGGCAACATTTAGGACTACCAGAGCCTACTCCTATTCAGTACGATATAGCACACTACCTGCAGCACAGTCCTAAGCGTTGTATTATTGAGGCTTTTCGTGGTGTAGGTAAATCCTACATTACTGCTGCTTACGTAGTACATCAGCTACTCCTTGATCCACAACTAAAGTTTATGGTGGTGTCAGCTAGTAAAGCAAGAGCAGATGACTTCTCTACCTTTACTCAGCGTATTATCATGGAATTACCTATATGTCAACATCTAGTAGCTAAAGATGGACAACGGTGGTCTAAGATAGCCTTTGATGTAGCTCCTGCTAAGGCTTCAGGTTCACCCTCAGTAAAGTCTGTAGGTGTTACAGGTCAGCTTACAGGTAGCCGTGCAGACATTATCATTGCTGATGATGTGGAAGTACCTAACAACTCCATGACCCATATGATGAGAGAGAAGCTTGGAGAAACAGTAAAAGAATTTGATGCTGTTCTCAAGCCCTCAGGTAAGATTATATACCTTGGTACACCACAGAACGAGATGTCTCTCTATAATACACTACTAGCACGTGGCTATGAGATGAGAGTATGGCCTGCTAGATACCCTACCCTAGAACGCTCAGAGAAGGCGTATGGGGGCAGGTTAGCTCCTTTGCTGTATGATTCTCTACAAACTAACCTAGAGGCCGTGTATGGGCTTCCTACAGACCCTAAACGGTTTGACGATACAGACTTACTAGAAAGAGAACTAAGTTATGGTAGAAGTGGTTTTGCTTTGCAATTTATGTTGGATACTTCACTATCTGATGCAAACAAATACCCCCTTAAACTAAGTGACCTAATGATCTACTCATGTGACAAGGATACTGCACCTGAGAAACTAGTCTATGGTATCTTCAAACCACTACCAGAGCTACCCAATGTAGGTCTTGCAGGAGACAAGTTCTACGCCCCTGAGGACACTATAGGACGCTCTGAGTACACAGGTAGCATACTTGCAGTTGACCCCTCTGGTAGAGGCTCTGACGAGACTGCATACGCTGTTGTGAAGATGCTTAACGGTTTCCTACACGTAGTTGACTGTGGTGGCATTGAGGGTGGCTACTCTGAGAAGACATTACAACACCTTACTGACCTTGCTAAGATACATAAAGTTAACATGGTGTTGGTTGAGAGTAACTTTGGTGACGGAATGTTTACTGAGTTACTTAAGCCTTACTTACTTAAAACATATCCAATAACAATAGAAGAAGTAAGACATAGTAAGCAAAAGGAACAAAGGATCATTGATACCCTTGAGCCTGTAATGAACCAACATAGACTTGTAGTAGACCCTAAGGTCATACAAAAAGACTACGATAGTGTACAGCATATGCCACCAGACAAAGCTGCTAAGTACATGCTGACCTACCAGATGACTAGGATTACTAAACAACGTGGAGCTTTGGCTCACGATGATAGACTTGATGTCCTAGCTATGGCTGTACAGTATTGGGTAGACCAGATGGCTGCAGATGCAGACGTACAGATAGCTAGTAGGAAAGAAGAACTACTAGATAATGAACTAGATAAGTTTATGTCTCACCTTAATCTAGGTACTAAGGATACAAGTGAGTCTGGTTGGCTGTCACTATAGGTTTTTCTAAACTGTACCTATAAGGAAGACCCCCTGTTACCTATAGTATAGGATATGTAGTAAGTAGGAGTAGACTTAAGGTTACTATAGGTTATTTATAGTGGACTTAGAGTTTATACTTCTACTTATTTACTTACTGACTAACAACTAGGTCATTAGAATAAGGCAGTATTGTGTCTTATTTTGGTAAAAAAATCTGAGAGGGTATATAATCCTTGCGAAACGCGCATACCCCCATAGCCACCGTCAACGCATTGACACTTTTAGTCTACCCTAAGTTCCTATGGTTACTCTAAGTAGTCAATAAGTTGACGAAGTTAGGCACCACTAAGACTTTTAGTAGACTTTAAGTAGATTATGAGTGGCTTAAAGTGTTGGGCGTGTCTGTCTCTCTCTATCTATTTTTTTGCTTATATATATACTCTCTCTCGCTGCATTTATTTTTATTTGTTTTTTTTCTCATTGTGCCTTATTTGTGCCTTATTCTTATTCTAGTCTATTGAGACTGAAGGAACACAAGCGGTCTGACTAGCGACAAACTACTAGCTAGATGATACAAGGTCAGACAGTGGAAAGGTGGCTTGCCAGCATAACTTCAGTAAACATACAAACACTAAACAAGGGATTTAAAACAATGAAAAGCATTACAAGACATACCGGCACATTGAAAAAGATTACACGCATGAAAAACAGTCGTGATGGTAATCCACAATTTATGCTTTATTGTGACGGTTACAAGTTCAGAACACCAGCCAATGCTTCTATCGGATATAACATTGATAGTTATTTTGATAAAGAAGTTACGGTTACTATAGGCTTGTATCGTAATTGCTTAACATTGAATACAATCCATCTTAATTAGAAAGAGGTTAACATGCTAAACATTATCAGAGATTATCTAGTCGGTACACCTAAGGCAACCTTGCAAATGGTGCGGCCTATTCCAGTCTTAACTACTGACCTAGTACAGTTTAGACGCACGACTAAGCGATACGGTAAGATAGGTACTTTTAGCAATAATCAAGGCTATCTCATGTCCAACCGTAATCCTATTAATGGTCAATTTGCCAAGGTTAACTAGATGATTGACAAGCTAGGCTAGTCTATGGCAGGCTAGTCTAGCAATCAACAAAGGGGTAGTATTATGAAACTCAATCTATTAGGGGTTGGCACTAACGCCAAGACGACTAAAGGTGATGGTAGTGAATACTTAACAGCCATTCTATACCTAGCACCAGCCGACACTGTGGATGGCATAAACTTATGTCCTATGGCAGTGCTAGCAGGATGCAAGGCAGGGTGCTTATATAGTGCTGGTAGGGGTGCTATGAATAGCGTTCAAGCAGCAAGACAGCGCAAGACTATCCTTTGGCGCGATAATAGGGGTGAGTTTATTGCACAACTACATGATGACTTGATTAAATTTAGAAAGTATTGTCTCAAGAAAGGTATCAAGCCAGTAGTCCGCCTGAATGGTACTAGCGATATACATTGGGAAAGACATATAGACATGGCTGGTGAATATCCAGAAATACAATTCTATGACTATACAAAAGATATCAAGCGAGTGCGTAAAGCTTTACCTAGTAACTATCATTTGACGCTATCCTATAGCGAAAAAAGCCAGCGTTATAGTGACATGGTACTAGATGAAATGGATGGCACTAATAATATGGCTGTAGTCTTTAGACACAAGGACAACATACCTGCCACCTTTAAAGGGTTCACTGTAGTAGATGGTGACAAAGATGACTTGCGTTTTCTTGATCCTAAGGGGGTAGTAGTTGCCTTGTATGCTAAGGGTAAGGCAAAGCAAGACACCAGTGGGTTTGTAGTAGGGTAAGGGGTAAGGACATGACACATAGAGACACTCTTGAAATACTAAATGAACAAATAGAAATACTGCAGCAAATAGTTGACACTCAAAGGGGAACCATTGAAGCTCAGGAAAGGCTTATAAATAATTATGAAACAACGTGTGACTTAAATAATAAAATATATCAGCAACAATCTGACGCATGGTTTAGTGTCTTTGATACTCTCAGTCATGTAGGTATAGGTGACTTTTCAGAGAAAGAACCACAAGGCATTAATGATTTTAATTATTCTTTGGTTAGCGAATGTGCTGATCTTGCATGGAGCAAGCACTCAAAATTAGAAAACTTAATGGCTAACCTAAAAGGTAAACCTAATGTTTATTAAAGGGGCAAGGATGGACTGACATGGGAATGTATATAGACACGGCATATCCTGACATAACACAAGACGCTAGGCTTGCTAGTATTCTAACCAAGATAAAGGCACTACAAGTCCAGATAGAGGATGCTGAATGGAATGGGCAGGACGTTAGAGCTTTACGCCAGCAGTATATTATGCTAAAGACTAGGCATGATAATGGCGCAACATATGAACCACTGTTTTAGAGGGGTAAGACAATGAACGACATGAAGCAACACCTATATGTTCTAGATGAAGAAGACAAGGCTGCACCAGCGGCTGGTATCCTTGCCATAGATGACTACTACTATTGGCAAAACTTTCAAGCCTGTTTAGATAACATGCGAAGGATGGATGAGGAACAAGACAATGACTGATAAACTAACCTATGAAAAAGTATTTGCTAGAATGTCTGGTCACTTTCTAGCTGCCCATTTGCCTGATGATTGGAATGAATGGGAAGAAGAA